CAAAAATCTTTAAATAATTTAAATGATGGTATCAAAACAAAGCGGGCTACGACACTTGTACAACGTGCGCTTTCTGAGGATTTAGATTTTGCACCTGATATGTCTTTTGATCAGCAAGTTAAACTTGTGTCTCAAAAATATAAAATAAACGCAGACATTGCTACAGAAGTTGTGAATGCCCGTAATTTAATTGATGATCTTTCAGCTAAAGTTTTAAACTCAAATGTACCTTCTGCTGATTTTAAAGAAGCTATTCTTGAAAATATGGGCATGTATATTCGGCGATCATATCGTCTCTATGAAGATGCCGGTTATCGCCCCTCATCTGCTGTTCTTCAAAACGCAAGAAAATATTTTAGAGACATGGCTGAAAAGAAAGGAATAAAAGATTTAGAAGCAATTGAAAATTTTGCTACAGATAAAATTCAAGGTATCTTAAATACTAAAAAAGCTAAAGAACTTGAAAGCTATTATGGAAGAGTAAATAAAGTCAACACTGAAATATTAAAACAGCGTGGAGACATTCCTTTAGCCGTTCGTCAGCTTATGGGCGAGATTGAGCAGCCCTCAGAAAATATTGTATTGACAGTTTCAAAGCTTGCAAAGCTTAATGAGAACAATAGATTTTTTAATGAGCTTGATGAGTTAGGTAGAAATAAATATATTTTTAATGAGTCTACTACTACTAGAGGTGCAACTGTAGAAATAACGGGTACAAACTCAACTCTAGATGGTAAGTATACAACTCCAGAAATTTTTGAAGCAATAAAAAACAAAGAGTCTCATTTTTCTTGGTTTGATTCTGGTTTATTTAGATACGGTGGTCAACTAAAAGGCTTTTCGCAAAAAATGAAAACCGTATATAGTCACATGACGCACCTTAGAAACTTTGGCGGTGGTCTTCAGTTTGGTTTGGCTAATGGCATAAACCCATTTTATGGAGCAAATCAAACTAGAAAGCTGCTATGGAATGAAATAAGGTCCGGTGGAGACGCCGCACTAGACACAATGTATGAGCGTTATTTACGTTTAGGTGTTATTAATACTAACGTTAGAGTAAATGAATTTAGGGCGCTTTTAGAAACAGGCTACCAATCTGATGCTGATAACTTTATGTCTAATCTTGCTAAAAGGTTTGGTGGTACGGTCTTGCCTGATAAAGCCTATATTAAAGGCTCTAAAATTGTTGAAGGAATTGATGATGGCCTTACTGATATTTATATGGCTACAGATGATTTTTTCAAAATTAATTCTTTTGAAAAAGAACTTGCGATTTTAAAAAAAGCAAAACCCGATGAAGCGCTTGAAGTGCTAGAAGAAGAAGCAGCTAATATTGTTAAAAATACTATGCCTAATTATGATCGTGTTCCAAAAACAATTAAGCAGTTTAGATACCTTCCTTTTGGTAACTTCGTTTCTTTTCCTGCAGAAATATTAAGGACTTCTGCGCACATCATATCACAGAGTGCTAAAGAAATAAGCTCTGGAAATGCACAGTTAATTAAAAGAGGTACTGCACGACTTGCAGGTTTTAGTGCGTCAATGGGTGGATGGAGTGCGCTTTCAAACGAAACATATCGCTGGGCAGGCTTTGACGAAGAAGAACAAAAAGCAATTCAAAAGCTTTCTGAAACTCCTTGGTCTCAAGCACCTAGAAATGTTGTTCGTTTTGGAGATAAAATTTACACAAACGATACGCAATTTATTGACTCTTACAGCACTGTTAAAGAGCCGTTTGCTGCAGCTATTAGAGAAGTAGAGCGTGGTCAGCTTCGAGGTGAAGAATTAGAAAAACGATTAGGGCTTGCTATTGCCGAAGCAGGTATAAATTTACTTTCTCCATATTTTGGAGAAGCAATTGTAACTGAAGCTACTCAAGATCTTATGTATGCCTTTAGAGGAAATGGATATACAAAAGACGGTAAGCCTATTTTTGTTGAAGGCATGTCCTTTATAGACCAAGGAGCCGAAGCTTTTCATTTAATGTTTGATGCTTTTAAACCCGGCACAATGGACTCAATTGAAAAACTTAGTGAAGCTGCATTTAAAAAGCCTCAAACGCATACAAAAGAGCCTCGTGATTTAAATGCAGAACTGTTTACAAATGCTACGGGTATACGCTTTACTGAATTCAACCCAGAAGATTCTTTTAAATTTAAAGTTAAAAAGTATACTAGATTTAAAAGAAACTTAATTGTAGCCAGACCTTTTGGGTTTGCAGAAAAAGCAGACAATCTTGTTGAGCGTTACATTAGACGACAAAAAGCATTACACGATATTCAACAAGACATGTATGAAGATTTCCTAGCTGCTCAAACCTTGTTAGGTACTGATCGTGCATTATATATTATGAAAGAAAATGGTGTGGGCAGCATAGAGGCTGACTATATTGCACAAGGAATCTTCAAAGAAGAAGACCCGCTTACGGAAGGAAAGCTTGGAACAGATTTTGAAAAACTTGTTTTTGATAATCTTCCGTTTAGTGAGTATGTAAATGAACTGTTTAAAGCACAAAATAGAATGTTACACACGCCTCTTATGCATGTTGAGCCTGCAGAATTAAAAGAAGCCTTTAGACAAGACACTATTCGACTACCTTCAATGACTATGGAGGGCGTTGAAAACTTGCCAACCGAAGAAGAAGCAATGCAAGGCTTTGCTAAGGGTGGTCGTGTAATGGTTCCTAACGCCCCGCTAGAGCCTGACGAGCGCATTGACAAAATGACAGGACTGCCTTACAACATCCAAGCTGGTTCAGCCTTCGTAGATGAAGAAGACCCTGAAAAGCGTATGTTATTTAACGAGGGTGGGATTGTTGATAAAGTTACAAAAGCCCTTGGAGTTTCTAAACAGGATCTTGATTGGGCCAAAAGCCTTGATAAAAAATTCCCAGAGGCTGAACAGCTTGATGGGCGAGGAGATGCTGCAAGGCACTTAGCACTAGGCTGGTTAGCTAAAAAGTCTAACTATCCTAAAGCTTCTCAGTTTGCTATTAACGCAAGAGAGTTTGTTGAGTTTGATTTTAAAGGTGGTCCAATGGACATCGAAAATAATAACAAGGGGTTTAATCTTGATGCTAGTACCCGTGAGGAAGCTGAAAGAAAAATTATGAAGATGATTAATAACAAGGAAGTTATGTACTACACGCCCCAAGAAAGCAAAGCAAGACGTGGCTATCAAGTCGGTGGAAGCGTTGAAGATCCTAGCATGTATAGGTCGGACGGAAGTAAAAAGTCTGCACAAGGTTTTTTAGGGCCAGTAAAAAACAACGTTGAAGGCGGCATCATGACAGAAGTTTCTGTAGGCATGGAAATAAACGGCAAAGAAATGGAAGTGCCTGCAATGGTTCCTACTCTTACTAAAAAAGAAATAGAAACTTTAGCAAACATGGAGCTTGAAGGAAACGCTAAGAACATTCCTGAGTCTATTATTATGAAAGCAAAGCAACATGCTTTACAAAGAATAGAGCAAGGTCTTAGCCCCTTCTATCAAGATGGAGAAAAATAATAATGCAAAGACTCATTGATACTTTAAAGCGTCATGAAGGCGTTAAATACTATGTATACAAAGACCACCTTGGCTATGAAACTATTGGCGTAGGGCGCTGTATTAAGCAGAATGTTGGCCTAGGGTTAACACACGATGAAGTAGACTACCTTTTGATGAACGATATTCAGCGTTGTATTGAAGAGCTTGATGCTGCTTTTACATGGTTCAAAGATCTTACTCAAGTTCGACGCGAAGCAATGGTAAACTTATGTTTTAACTTAGGCCTCACACGTCTTCGAAAGTTTGAAAATGCGCTTGCGGCTATGGCAATTCATAACTACGAGGAAGCAGCAGATGAATTTTTGGATAGTCGGTGGGCTGTTCAAGTTGGTCAACGTGCAATAGAAGTAACTGAAATGATTCGCACCGGAGAAGCATATGACTAAGAAAAAAGATTCAAGGCTAGAAAGGGCAGGAGTAAGTGGGTACAACAAACCGAAACGCACACCTAACCACAGAACAAAGTCACACATCGTGGTGGCAAAGGAAGGAGATAAAGTTAAAACAATTCGCTTTGGTCAGAAGGGCGCGAAAACTGCAGGCAAACCAAAAGCAGGAGAGTCAGAGCGCATGAAAGCAAAGCGAAAATCCTTCAAAGCAAGACACGCTAAAAACATAGCGAAAGGAAAAATGTCAGCGGCTTACTGGGCTGATAAAGTCAAATGGTAGTAGATTTATTTACCAAGCATCCAAAGTCTGCTAATGAAACATATTGGCAGCACTTAAAGCGAGCAGCTATGTTTTCAGGCTGGTTGTTTTTAGGGGGGATTACGTGTGCAGTTCATGCAGTCTTTCCTTTTTTATTCACCGAAACTGCGAGTAAAATAGTATGTAAATTATATACTAGATACTAAGCCGTGAGGCTATAGCACGTCGAGATGACGTTAGGAGATACACAATGAATAAGTATATAGTGGCAGCAATGTTGCTGTCTGCTCCAGCA